CTTACCTTTTTTAACCATCTTCTTTGTATAGTACAAATCTTTCTCCTGTAAAGCTTTACCACCAGGTCTTTTATCACCTTTGTGAAATCTAACCTTTTGTTTTTTAGTTTTTGACGGCATAATTAAATTTTAAAATCACTAAACTTACTGTAAGCATCCTCTGGTTTTGGATAATTGTCTTCTTGTTTTTGACCACTATCAACAATATTCTGAGCGTTGTTTTCTACATCATACAATCTCATTTTAGCTCTATCAACACCAACAATAAATGCTCTATTCATACTAGGGTCATTATATCTATTCTTTAACTGTTTAACTTTCATTTGACCTAAAGCTTCTAGTTCTTCATTTGACATTAAGGCAAACATAAAGTCAGCAGTTGCTGGAAGACCAAATGATTCAGATGTATCTTCTAATCCAATATCTGTACTTGCAAAACCAGTTCTTGTCGTTTGTGTTGCACTAAAGATAGGCATATCAAACTCAACAGCAAGACCTCTTAATTCTTCAGCGATTGCTTTAATGTAAAAATAAGATGATATATTACCACCTTTAAATCTTGCACTAGCACATATGTTTAGATAATCAATAAACACAACATCAGGTTTAAATGATTTCTTTAATGTTAATTCGTTAATCAATGCTCTAAAGTGACCACTATGAGCAGAGGCAGTTGGATATTCTTTGATAATTAATTGACCTTTTGTTTTTGCATTTAACTTATCAACTTTGTTATCATACAATTGTTTAGGCATATCTCTAATATCTTCCATAGGGATATCAAATAAGTTTGCGTCAATTCTTTCAGCAATTCTTTCTTCAGCCATTTCTAAAGTAATATACAATACATTTTTGCCTTGTGTTAAAAAGCTTGAGGCAACATGACACATGAATAAAGATTTACCAACACCTGTACCTGCAAGGGCAATGTTAAGTGTTTTACTTGGTACACCACCTTTTGTAATTCTATTAAAGAAGTCTAAATCAAATTTAAATTTTTTCTCTTTTGTATGGTACCAATCATATCGTTTTTCTGCGTCTTGTAAATAATCGTGACCAATATGATTATCGAAACTAACTGCCAAGGCGTCTGATAAAATACCAGGTATTGCCTCTGGTGTTCTCTTTTGGTCTTTATTGTCCAAAATCTTAATACCGGACAATACTGCATTATGCACGGCTCTATCTTTACACCACTTTTCAGTTGCGTCTAACAGCCATTTTAAATCTACTTGTGTGTTATTGGCACCAGCAACTAATAATTTTATATTTTTAAGTTGTTCTTCGGTTAAGTCTTTACGACCACCAAGCTCAATAAGAATGGTATCTTTTGTAGGTAAGTTTTTATAGTTCTCTACAAACTTTTCAATCTCTGTAAATAGTGTTTGTTCATCACTATTTGTAAAGTAATCAGCTTGAATAAAAGGTAATGCTTTTCTTGTAAAATTTTCATTGAAGAAAAGATTACTTAATATTGTAGTTTCTATTCTATCACTTAATGATTGCTGTACCATCTTGTATTTGTTTCTCCATCAGTTCTAATAATATGTCACCAATATGGTTGACAAATTCTTTTTCATCACCTAATTCTTTTTTATTAGGATTTCTTATTATATCATAATCAAATATCATTGGCAAGGTTCCATCAGGATTTTCATCTTTGCCGAAACCAACTTTGCCGTATTTAAAAATTATACCATCATACTTTTCAGAGGTTAACTTTATGCAAGTATAGTCTTCGCCCTCTTTTTGTACGAAAGTATAGTTTTTATTCTTCGTCTTCGCCGTATGTGAATTTTCTTTTTGTGAGTTCATCAATCTTATCTAATACCTCTGTTGTAAAATACTTATCTGGATTCTCATTGATACTCTTACCAAATACTTTTGTACCATCAGGCATTTCATATCTTGTAGATACTTTCTTAAATACACCAGCTTCTTCACCTAATTCTAATAGGCCGTAGTGTCTATCTAATCCTGTTTTGTATGTTAGTTTCACATCAATTTGAGCGTTTTCTTTTGTTAATCTTGACTTGTAATTTTTACAATGTATAATATTACCTACAACTTCGGTACCGTCTTTGTCTTTTCTTTTACCTAGGTAGATGATTGATGAGGCAGCGTACTTCAAACCTGAACCGCCACCCATTTCTTTTTGTGGGAACATAGAACCAATAACATCATATGTGTGATTGGTCATTATCATAGGAATGTTTGCCTTTCCTAATTTAAGTGTTAAAACTCTGAATGTAGATTTGACAATTTGTGACCTTGTCATATCTCTTGTTTCTTTACCAGCAGCTGTATCTTCCATTTCTTTTGTAGTCGATAACATACCTAAACTATCTAATACAAACATCAATGGTTTTCTTTTGTCTTCTGGTTGTTCTAAATATTTTTCAATTACTTTAATTGCTTGAGCTCTGAATTCTTGTACTGTTGCAACAGGAACAATTACCATTCTAGTTGAATCAACTCCTCTACTCTCAATCATACTCTTTGAGATTGCACCCTCTGATTCAAAGTAAATGACACCCGCTTCTTTGTTCATGTCTAAAAAACTTTTACAAATACCTAATGCAAAGAATGTTTTACCTGTAGCAGCTTCACCTGCGATTGCTGTAATCTTATTACCTGGCATACCACCATATATACTGCCTGATAGTAATGCGTTAAACGAATATGAGCCTGTGTCAATGAAACTTGTTACATCTGCCGAATCAACACCCTCACTTACTAAACCAGCATATTCATTGCCAGTTTCTTTAATAATATCTTTTAAAAAATTGCTCATATTTTCTCCTTAGTTGTGTATAATATACCATAGTTTGCTATTAATGTCAAGCTTATTTCAATATCTCAACTTCATTATAAGTTTCAATCACAACTCTTGCACCACAAGATAGAATAGGTTTCTCATTTCCACCATATCTAACTACACTATCACCTAAAATTTTAACTTCGTGACAATATCTATTGGTTTTACCTTGTTTAACTGTAATAGCAGGTTCGTTGGTGCCATGTTTTTTGTTAGCTCTAATGACATGTTGATTGACATGTATGTAGGTTTTCGATTTCTTCATCTTATAATATCTATCTGACTATCTTTTGTCCAAACTTCTAGGTCATTTCTTAAACGACCATCCTTATTTAGATTATCAAATCTTTTTGTGGCCATCTTTCTCCACCATTCTATAATTTCATTGTCATGGTATCTGTCATAGTTTGGTGCCTTTACTATATCTTGTGTCTTACCATTTACAATGTCTATAAAATTTTCTATACCATAATTACTTGCATAATATCTTTTTTGTTCAGTAAGGTTTTTAGCATTTGTAATTGTAGTATTGAAATTTTTAAGGTCATCACCGTCTAATGCTTTCTTTACTAAACCAATAATACCTGTGGTCATTTTAAGTTTACGACTTGAAGCACCCTCTGGTACTAGTTCACCTTTACCAATAATATCTTCAACATATTTTACCATGTCAAGGTATGGTTTGCCATGTAACATAGGAATAAAATCTGACATTGTATTACCTTTGTATCTTAAAAATGGTTTCATGCCGTCATACATTGAGGCACCTTTTGTTTTACCATACAAAGATGTAGTTTCAAATAACACCAAGTTCATGTCATACTTCTTATTCAACATCTCTCTTACTTGATGTGAACAACATAGACCAGCCAATAATTTACCACCAAGATAATTAAAACCAAATGGTTGACATGGTACAATTACAAAACCCATAATAGCAGTCTTGTTAAATACTTTTAAATCAGGTACATTACCTAACATATCATTTCTAGGTTTACAGTTAATAACTGGAGAACCAAATCTCATAAAACCAACATACTTGCCTGTGTTCATTTCTTTTACTGCAAGTTTTAAAGTCTTACCTGGAATACTTGTCATATTACTATGACTTGAAATCATATTAATACAGGTGTCCCATGTATGATTGTCTAATTCTACAACTTGTAAATCCATAACCTGTGGTGACATAGTGAAATCATCAAACATATCACTATCAAACCCCATACCAGGAAGTGAAGTAGGCAGACTTTCAATCTGAGCCATTTTCTGGTCACGCATGTATTGGTCTATTCTTTCAAACTGACCAAAATAGTCATTGAATATACTAGCACAATGTAATGCTTGTTCTCTATCTAGGGTCTTCGCCATTCCACATCCATAATAATAAACACATTAATAATAGAGGTATTATACTATAAAGTATTGCTAATGTCAAGCCTCTACCTCGTTACCCCAATAATCCCAATTGTCGTAAGGTTTCTTTCTAGCAAATAGTTCTATATACGGACCATCCACAAGTCTTTCTATTTCTTTATGTAATAGTGGTTTTTCAGAGTGTTTACCTCTTTGTGCTACCACTAATTGTGCCACATCCATGGCCTTTCTTGATGGTCTACCCTTTGTTGCAAGTAAACACATTTCAGGATTACCTCTTGTCCAGTATCCTAAACCAGTAAAAAATCCTAACTTCTTTCGATTCGTTTTTGCCCATGTAAAACCAACTGTCTTGTACTTAAAACCCCAGGCGTCTATAACTTTAAACGCCTGGTCTAACATAGGGTCAACAACCCACATTAAGAGGACTGCATTGTCCTCAGCAATTCGGTCAACAGGTAACCGAATAATGTCAGTAAGAGGCATGCAAGGATAGTGTCTTTCAGGACTTTTATCCTTTCCTTTATCTGACCTCGTTTTAAAATACCACGGAGGGTCTGCATATATAACTCCATATTTTTTGGTTGGGAAATCAGCCAAAGAAACTCTCCTCTTTAGCTGTTAAGTTATTCGTAA